CAGAACGATTGCGAAAGAAGCAACGAAGAATCAAGACAACTACGAAGATGACTACCTCAAGGGTCGCTACTTGGTCACAACGGTGAAGCACCTTGTAACAGACCGTGAACATACTATGACGATGACATTGTCGCGTGATTCGTTCGCAGAGCCAATTGCCGACTACAAGAAGGCAGAGTTGAATTTGGAGACATCATGAGCAGCAACCAAGAACCAATGAGAGCGGACTACATGGGCAAAAATGGCTTCGTGTGGTGGCAAGGTGTCGTTGAAGACATCTATGATCCACTTAAGTTGGGTCGCGTCCGTGTGCGCGTACTTGGGTGGCATACGGATGACAAAACTCAGATTCCCACAGATAGTCTTCCTTGGGCACATGTCATCATGCCCGTGACATCCGCGAGTGTTTCGGGTAAAGGGTGGTCACCGACAGGTCTTCTTCAGGGAACATGGGTAGTTGGGTTCTTCCGTGATGGCATGAACTCACAAGAGCCAGTTGTATTTGGCACAATTGGTGGAATCAATACAGTCAACATCCCAGTTCCAAATGAACTATCCAATCTTCCCAATCTGCCATTCATCGACCCTGATGATGTCAAGCAGATCTACATCAACGAGATTGAAAGCAAAAAGGCTCAGATTATCGCATCTTTGGATGAAGCAAAGAATGATGTTGGACTCAAGTCATATCAGTTGCCTCAAAACCCTACTATTGATACAGGTCGTGGATTTGCCGATCCGCAGGGAATGTATCCTCTCATCTCCCGAATGGGCGAAGCAGACACAAACAGATTGGCAAGAAACGAGCAGATTGAGAACACGATTGTCAAGAAGAAGAAAGACAACATCGAATTCTGCGTGTCTGCACTTTATGGATTTTGGGCAGAACCTGAGACACCATATGCAGCCCAATACCCGTTCAACAATGTCTATGAGTCTCAGGCGGGACACATTGTTGAGTATGACGATACTCCAGGGGCAGAGAGAATGCATTGGTACCATTGCTCAGGGACATTCACAGAAATTCACCCAAGAGGCAGCGAGGTGCATAAGGTTGTTGGAAACGCATGGGATATCACCCTAAACGACAAGATGATTCTTGTAAAAGGAAACTGCTCCTTCAATGCCGACAAGACAATGAAAATCATGATGGGAAAGGACTTGGAGATTGAGGTTCAGGGAGATACAAAAATGTATGCCCGAGGAAACATGACTGTTGATGTCGGGGGCAATTTCCTTCAGAAAGTCAAGGGAACATATACGCTTTCTAGCGAGGGGAATATGGTCATTATGGCTCCAAGAATTGACTTGAATCCCGAAGGCGAGAACTCGTCAAATGTACAGACCCTGATGGATAAGTTGCGCGGTTTAGTAAACGGGCTGATCGAAAAACTCAGCCCATCCGATCTACAAGTAAGGAATAAGGACTGATGTCTTATTCAAGACCCAACATGTCCATTCCCATCGCAAGCGGCACTCCCTCTAGGAGTACCCAAGGTTCTGTGTATTCTTCGGAAGACATCGAAACATATCAATTCGATCAGCAGAACCAACTAAAGACCTACGCAGCATTGGACGCAGCACAGAAGTCATCGGTCAAGACAAGCGAAGCGGTCAGCATCCGTGGAATGGTCAATGTTCCTGTCGCAACCGATTTCAATGAATCAAAGAAGTCGATTAACGAGTTAAGTACTGAGCGCGGAGATATGTCTCAAGTTCCTGATATTGACCTTTGCGGATTCTTGGGGAAGGTACCGTCTTTGGATTTGGACATACCGAATGCAAGCATTGGTGGCTTGCCATCATTGAACGACATCATGGCTGGAATCAATGGCATTACTTTGCCGACACTACAGATTGCATCGGAAGCGATTGTGGGTGTCGTTGGGAAGATCAACGACACGATTGCAGATATTGGTGCGGCGATTCAGGGAAACATCCCAACTATTTCTTGTGGAAAGCCTGAAGCAGCACCCACACAGCCATCACAGCCACAATTGGGATCAGCATTGTCACAGCCAACGGAAGAGCCAATTGATCCATTCATTGCAGAGCCTGTTCCATATGGAACCTCTCCAAACATTGTGATTGAATCTCCCGATGTAACGGTGCAGAGTTTGGATGATGAAATCGATTCGGGAGAATTCTGATGGCTAGTATGACGGGCGCACAGCCTATTGAATACTATTACCCATCAGGATTTGGCGAACTGAATATCGTTGAGCAAGACGAATCTGTTTCCTCTATAACAGGTGATATTCAATGGCTAAGTCCTGCCATTTTGAATAAATCATACAACGAGACATCGCCCTCTCGCCCGATTTACGAGCAGCAAAAAGTCATCAGACCAGAAGACCCCGATCTTGGCTGTAGGACTGATATAAGACTTAGAGCATCTTATGCCTCTTATGATGGTGCGCCAACAACCACGGGCGGGGATCTGAAGTTTGCAATAGTTAGCGGAGTCTTTCCTCCGAGTCTGACCTTGGACATCGACACGGGTTATATGTTTGGAAAAATCGATGACTTGGATGACATCTTTCCCGAGGAATTTGGACTTACCAATCCGCAGGGTATACCTGAAGATCCGAGAGATGTTCGGGCAGCACAAACCTTCAACTTCAATTTTGGAGAACAAAGCCCAAGAAAGTTCACAGAGGACAACTACGCGGTTCGTGGCTCCGCATCTTTGTACAGAGCAGGATTCCCAATACCAAAGGGAATAGTCTTTATTGCACGGGCATTCGATTCTTCGCTGACGAGTAGATATATCGATGGCGAGTTTGTGATCGATACGAGCAACAATTGGTCATCAGACAGGGATGAGTTCATCCTAAATATCAGGAATCAGATGTTCATCGATGGACAACCTGTGACAAACAAACAGTATCTCGCCACCATGAAGGAGCGGGGGTACTTTCCAAAATGTTAAGGAGAATAGATGCCAGCCGCTCACAGACACACCGATATTTGCTCAGGACACGGATGCTTTCCTCCTCGCCGTAATGTTGAGGGGTCTAAGAATGTATTCGTGAACAGCCTTGGGTGGCATCGTAAGGGTGATGGTTGGGCAACACATTGCTGTGGCGATTCCTGCCACTCAAGCAAAACGGCAGGGGGATCCTCTTCCGTCTTTATCAATAGCCGACCCGCTGCTAGGGTGGCTGATCCTGTCCATTGTGGATCCGCATGTGCGCGGGGAAGCAAAAATGTCTACTGCGGGGGATGAGAGATGGAGATGTTTACATCACTACAAACTTGGTTTGAAGTTGGTATCGCGGCATCAGGAATCATGAGCGGTCTTATAGCGGGAGTTTTTTACGCAAAAAGACGGTTTACTGTGGAAAAGCGCAAGGAAATGGAAGAGGCTTCTATTGGTGGAATAAAGAATTCCAATTTTCAAGTAAAGCACACAATAATTCACGAAACCTTGACGGGTCTTCGTGTAAAGGCGAACGCATGCAGGGCAAGAATTGGACACTTCCATAACGGCGGGAAGTTCTTAGACGGAACCCCCATGAAGAAGTTTTCAATTACACATGAGTCTTGTGAACGCGGTATCCCTTATGACGGAGCCAATCTACAGAACATTCTTGTGACTATGTTTTGGGACTTGGTTGAGGGGATGCGAGAGAACAATCCAAGAATTCATATGACAGATTTGATGCGGGATGGATATTTCCGATCCTACAACAAGTCAAACGGTATTGTGGCATACGCGATTCTGCCAATCATGAAGGAAGATTTGTATGTTGGCTTCATTGAACTTGAGTGGTTTGAGCCAAATAAACTCCCAACAGCACAAGAAGCAAAAGAATTGGTCACAACATTCGAACAATCCCGAGACTATACGGAACTTGAACTGGCTCTAAGGTAAAAATGGCAAAGGCACAGAACACATCCATAGACCTAGACATCAACTTTGACCGCAATCCGCTGTCGGGTGATGTCTCTTTGCGTAAGGATGAGGAAGCCATCAAGCGATCACTCCGCAACCTTCTGCTATATCGCCGTGGAGAGAAGCCATTTCACCCCGAGATCAGTTCGGGAATTCAGGATCTGCTGTTTGAACTAGTTGACCCGATCATGCTGATTGAACTTAAAAGAAGGATCGGGGACACGATTCAGAGATATGAGCCGCGAGTCAGCAACGCTATCGTTGATGTGGTGGATGTAATAGATAGAAATGAAATTCGGATCACCATCCACTTCACTATCAAAAATGTGCAGAAAGTCTTCTCTACAACAGTCGCTCTACAGAGGCTAAGATGAACAATAGTTCCAATACACCAATTCAATCTCTTGAGTTTGATGAGATCAAGAACAATCTCAAGGCATATCTTCAAGGTCAAGAGGAGTTCAAGGACTACAACTTCGAAGGTTCCGCGCTTTCCGTTGTCTTGGATCTGTTGGCGTACAACACTCACTATCAGGCGTTTTATGCAAACATGGCTGCAAACGAGTCGTTCATTGATTCTGCTGTCATGCGACCCTCTGTTGTGTCTTTGGCGAAGCACCTGAACTACACCCCAAGATCGAAGAAAGCAGCACAGTTGGTGGTTGATATTTCGATGGGCACAAACGATGTTGCTTCACCCTTCACACAAAGAGTCATTCAAGGACGCGAGTTTGTAGAGCAGGGAACCGTGTTTCGCGGCAAGGATGTTGATGGCAAGGCTGTCAACTTTGTCAATTTGGAAACATACAAAGCAGTTCGCCGTAGTGGAGAAAACATCGTTCAGGATGTCACCCTGTATCAGGGCTATCTCAAGCAAGTTGCATATGTCGCCAATACGCAGGGAGGGTCGGAAGCGAAGTTTGCTATCCCCGATCTGAATGTTGATATTGATACCTTGGTGGTATTGGTACAACGATCCCAAACAGACACCACGGGTTCTGCACAACTTTGGAAGAGAGCCATTGACATCAATAAGTTGGACTCTACATCGAATGTGTTCTTCATTCAGGAGAGCCGCGATGGATTTTGGGAAGTCTATTTCGGTGACGGTGTCATTGGAAAGGCAGTTGAAAATGGAAATGTCATCACCCTTCGTTACTTGGTCACTAACGGTTCCGCTGGAAATGGGATCGGGTATGACGAGACGAGTGTAAAGAGAGCAATTACTTGCAACGATAGTCGGGTAGATGAAGTCCGTATCAAGACCGATGATGCAGACAAGGTTCAGGTTTCTTTTGGTGGTGAAGACAGCGAAGACATCGAATCCATTCGCTACTACGCCCCACGAAACTATCAGGCGCAAGACCGTGCGGTAACGGCAGATGACTACAAGGCAATCCTTGGGCGCGAGTATGCAAGCCGAGCAGACTCATTCTTCATTTGGGGTGGTGAGGAAAATGATCCTCCTCAATATGGAAAGGTGTACATCAGCATTAAGCCAAAGGTGGGAACACGCCTTTCCAGTACGGAGAAGCAAGCGATTGAGCGAACCATTTTGGGGCAGCGAAACCTTGTGACCATCACCCCCGAAGTTGTCGATCCCGACATTCTGTACATCAATACATCGGTGACTGTGTATTACGACGAGTCAAAGACCACCCTGAACAAGTCGGGGGTCGAAACTCGTATCTCGTCTCTTATCAAGGCATACAGCACCAACTACTTGGGACTCTTCCAACGCAACTTCAGACTCTCCAAGTTCTCGTCCATCATTGACGGTTCCGCACCCGCGATCAACTCAAACTCAACCGAAATCACTCTTTCGAAGCAGTTTGAGCCAAACTTGGGTCGGGCTGCTCCATACACGATTCGGTTTGACAATCCACTCCTACACCCAGTAGACGGCTACACCCCAATTCTTTCTAGCACTCTGTTTGGATACAGAGATGCAACATCGACAGCGGTTGTCAAGCCAATCGTGGATTGCTTCTTGGATGACGATGGTTATGGAAATGTCCGCGTCTACAAGCAAGTCGGATCTTCCAAAGTAGTTGTTTTGAAGAACATCGGCAGCATTGATTATTCGACAGGAACAATCTCGCTTCGAAACTTCATACCCGAATACTTGGATAGTGGTCAGACATCGCTAAAGGTCACGGTAACTCCCGAAAAGAAAGACATCTTCGCAAGGAGAAATCAAATCATCATTATCGATGATCTAGGAATCGCAATCAACGCGGTGCCCGAAAAGACCACGATAGATAGAAGTGCAAGTGATTCTCCATTTACGCGGTAATCAAGCATGAGTATTGACGGTGATCGCAACCTTTCCCACTTGGTTTCCGACAGACTCCCCGAGTTTGTGCGGGTGGATCATCCTACGCTTGTGGCATTTCTGTCCGCATACTACGAATGGTTAGGATTAAAGCGAAACGATGGCAAGGTGCTTTCGCCCATGGCGATGCACGACATTCCCGATATCGACACGACTTTGGATCAGTTTGTCGAGGAGTTTCGCACCCAGTACCTACTGAACTTCCCCGAGAACCTTGCAATTAGCAAGACCACCAATCAACCAGTTGATCCACGGCGGCTGATGAAGAACATCAAGCAGTTCTATCTTGCCAAGGGAACCGAAAAGTCATACGAGTTCCTGTTTCGCATTTTGTATGACACATCAGTAGAGTTCTACTACCCAAAGACGGATATCTTGCGGTCTTCTTCGGGAAGATGGACACAGAACAACTACCTGAGAATATCGAATGCATTGGGCGACACGATCTATCGCGCAGCAGGAAATAACATCACTCAGAGGAGCGTAAGCGGGGCTATCTTGGCAACTGCCCGTGTTGTTGATGTCAATGTCTATCAGATTGACAACTTCCCAGTAGCGGAACTCTTGATTTCGGGTCGGAATGGAACCTTCAGCGCAGGAAACTTGGGCATCGACTTCACGGATGGTGAAGACTCATTTCATGAGG